TGCTTATGATCTTGCTAATGGATCCTACAACTATGCCAATACAATTAATGTTGTTCCAGCATTTACCAAGGCAAATTCTGCTTATGATCTTGCTAATGGTGCCTATGATTATGCCAATACAATTAATGTTGTTCCAGCATTTACTAAGGCAAATGCTGCTTATGATCTTGCTAATGGTGCCTATAACTATGCCAATACAATTATTGGTGAAAGCACAAACTTAATTCCTGTATTTACACAGGCCAACTTAGCATATGATCTTGCTAATGGATCCTACAACTATGCCAATACTATTAATGTTGTTCCAGCATTTACTAAGGCCAACTTAGCCTATGATTTGGCCAATGCGGCTTATGTTTATGCTAATACAATTAATGTTGTTCCAGCATTTACCAAGGCAAATGATGCTTATGACTTAGCAAACGGCGCCTATAACTACGCCAATACTATAAATCTTGTACCTTATGCATTATCATCTGATCTTGCTAATGTTAATACTTTTGCTTATGGTGTTTCTACCAATACTACAGCATCATTCAACAAGGCGAATACAGCATTACAAAATACTACAGGTACCTTTAACGGTACATTAACTGTTAATAATACTATCGTTGTTAATACCTTAAAAGGTCCATATACTGATGATACCGATGCTTCAGCAAACGGTAGTGTTGCTTTGAAAGAAATGTATTATGACGCATCAGGAATGGTGAGAATTAGATTAGTGTAAAGGTGTGAATTATGGGTGTAGATGATAATCTGTCCAAGTCTTTGGACATTGAACATGTGACTTCAGATAGTAAAAAAGAAATAGTTACCTATTCTCTTCCTGAAGAACCTATTGATACCGCTCAAGACCAAGAAGATGATTACCGTCTGGCCCGTAGTGTTTTAAGAAACCTTATTGTTAAAGGTAACGAAGCAATTGATGAAATCTCCACTATTGCTAGACAGAATGAAAGTGCTAGAGGTTATGAGGTTGTTTCTACACTAATTAAAACGGTGGCAGATACAACCAAAGACCTATATAATGTTCAGAAAATGACGAAGGATCTTAAGGGTCCAGATCCATCTGCCGACCCAAGAGTGAAGAATACTGAATCCATTAATGTTGAACAAGCCGTTTTTGTCGGTTCGGCAGCCGAACTTCTATCTGCTATAAAGAAAAAGAAAGAAGAAGATGGCTCGTCTTCCGTTTAGTTACCAGAATAACCCCAATTTACCATCAGAACAATACCGCCATTCATTTACTCAACATGAACTTAATGAGTATATGAAATGTGAAGCGGATCCTGTTTACTTTGCTACAAAATATATCAAGATCGTCAATGTTGATCGTGGTCTTATGCCATTTGAGATGTGGAACTTTCAGAAAGATATGTTGAATACTTTCCATGATAACCGCTTCGCCATCTGTAAATTACCTCGGCAGGTTGGAAAGTCAACCACAAGTGTGGCATATTTGTTACACCAAGTTTTGTTTAATGAGAATATTATGATTGCCATCTTGGCAAACCGTGCGCCAACCGCAAGGGAGTTGTTACAGAAACTTAAACTGGCCTTTGAGTATCTACCTATGTTTCTTAAACAAGGTATCAAAGAATGGAACAAAGGTTCTATTCATCTCGCCAATGGTTCTAGAGTTCTGGCAGATTCCACCTCAGGCAGTTCTGTCCGTGGTTTCTCGTTTAACATTATCTTTTTAGATGAGTTTGCGTTCGTTCCTAATAACATTGCTGAAGAGTTCTTTAGTTCAACCTATCCTACTATTTCTTCTGGTAAAAGTTCCAAGGTTATCATTGTTTCTACACCAAACGGTATGAATCTATTCTACCGTATGTGGATGGATGCCATAGAAGGTAGATCAGACTATAAGAGTATTGAAATCCATTGGTCTCTGGTGCCAGGTAGAGATGCCGCATGGGCGGAACAAACCATTCGTAACACCAGTCAAAGACAGTTTGACCAAGAGTTTGGTTGTGAGTTCTTAGGTTCTACCAATACACTTATTAGTGGTGCTAAACTCCGTATGATGGCCATGAAAAGTCCTATTGAAAGTTATAATCATATGGACATATATGAACATGCTGAAAACAAACATGTTTATGTCCTATGTGTAGATGTGGCAGAAGGTCAAGGTTTAGACTATTCAACATTCTCGGTATTTGATGTTACAAAACTCCCATATAGGCAGGTTGCTAAATACCGTAATAACGAGATAACTCCCATTATGCTACCAGCGGTAGTATATGCAGCCGCTAAAAAATATAACGATGCCTTTGTTTTAGTTGAAATCAATTCAATAGGTCTACAAGTGGCAGACATTTTACATTTTGAATTAGCATACGAAAATCTATTAAAGTTTCAAATGAAAGGTAAACAGGGCAATCAACCGTCAGAAGGTTTTGCTGCCGGTGGTAAAAACAAGATTGCTTTTGGTCTAAGAACAACACCACAATCAAAAATTATTGGTTGTGCTAATTTAAAAACACTGGTTGAGTCAGATAAGTTAATTATTAACGATGCTGATACTATTATGGAATTATCTTCTTTTTCATCAAATAAGAGATCATTTGCTGCGGAAGAAGGAAGTAATGATGACCTTGCTATGACGCTGGTTCACTTCGGGTGGTTAACTTCACAGAAATATTTCAAAGAGAATATTAGTGAAGATATTAAATCAGCTTTACAAAAAGAACAAATGGATGTTATGGATACAAACATTGTTCCTTTTGGATTTATAGATGACGGATTGAATGATGTGGTGGAAAAAGATGTAAATGGTGATATATGGTCTGGCAGTGAGAAGAATTATCCTTTTGATGATTTCAATTATGACTGGAATGTTAGACTATAAATTCTTAAAATCATCAAAACAATAAATAAAGGTATTGGAATAAGTTATACAATTCCAACCTATAAAAGGAGTAAAAGATGGCATATCAACTTTCACCAGGTGTGACATGGTCAGAAATTGACTTAACGACCATTGTTCCATCAGTAGCTACTACAGAGGGAGGTTTTGCCGGCGACTTTGATTGGGGTCCTATCAATGAAATCCGATTGATTTCAACTGAACTAGAACTCACCCGTTATTTTGGTAAGCCTAGTGCAAATACTTATCGTGCATTTTTCACCGCCGCAAACTTTCTTGCTTATGGTAGTAATTTGAGATTAGTTCGTTCCGCAAATACCGCAGTTGCTAAAAATGCTACAAACGGTAATGCCGGACTTCTTATCAAGACAAGAGATCAGTATGAAGATGAATATTTAGATTTATCTGCTGCCAATACATCAGGTATGTTTGCTGCCCGTTATGCTGGTGATTTAGGTAACAGCATCAAAGTTTCACTTTGGGCCAATACAGTAAACACTACAGGATATACCGCCTGGCAATATGGCAGAGATTTTAATGGTATTCCAGGAACATCTAATTGGACTGCTGATAAAGGCGGTTCTAAAGACGAAATGCATATTATTGTTGTAGATGATAAAGGTACTATTACAGGAACAGCAGGTACAGTTCTTGAAAAGTTCCCATATGTTTCTAAGGCATCAGATGCTAAGAATGATGACGGTTCTTCAAACTATTATGTAAATGTTATTAATGATAAGTCAGAGTTCATTTACATTCTAAATCATGCTCAGAATACCACAACTCAGGTTGCTGAGACAACAACTTGGGGTCTTCCAGCACAAGGAAGAATATTCCTTGAAAATACTGAATATTATACAGCAAACCTAGCAAATGGTTCTGTTGGTACACCAACAACAGCTAATCTAATATCATCTTATGATCTATTCAAAAATGCCGATGAAATTGATGTTTCATTGCTAATGACTGGCGATGCTCCTCAGAGCGTTTCAGAATACATCATCGATAATATTGCGGAAGTAAGAAAAGACCTTGTTGTATTCATTTCTCCACTTATGGATGATGTGGTCAACAATGATGGTCAGGAATATGCTGATATCATTTCTTATCGTAATGATTTTAATTCATCTTCTTATGCTGTATTGGATTCTGCTTGGAAGAAGCAGTTCGACAAATTCAACAATGTCTATCGTTGGGTTCCTCTCAATGGTGATATTGCCGGTCTTTGTGCTAGAACAGACCTTGACCGTGATCCTTGGTGGTCACCTGCCGGTCTAAATCGTGGATTGATCAAGAATGTTACAAAACTTTCTTGGAACCCATCAAAGGCTGCTAGAGATGAACTTTATAAGAATAGTATCAACCCAATTGTTCAGTTCAAGGGTGAAGGTACAGTTCTTTATGGTGATAAAACAATGACTGCTAAGCCTTCAGCATTTGATCGTATCAATGTTCGTAGATTGTTTATTGTCCTTGAAAAGGCTATTTCAAGAGCAGCAAAATACTCACTCTTCGAATTTAACGATGAGTTTACAAGATCACAGTTCGTTGCTCTTGTTGAACCTTATCTACGAGATGTTAAAGGTAGAAGAGGTATTTACGATTTCCGTGTTGTCTGTGATGACTCAAACAATACACCAGAAATCATCGACCGTAATGAATTTGTCGGAGACATTTACATTAAACCAGCTAGAGCGATTAACTTTATTCATCTTAACTTTGTGGCGGTTCGCACCGGTGTTGCCTTCTCCGAAATTGTTGGCCAATTCTAATAAATAGAGACAAGGAGAAATAACAAATGGCATTTAATGTTAACGATTTTAGAGCATCACTGTTTAACGACGGCGCACGCCCAAGTTTATTCGAAGTGGTCATGACTCTACCTCCGTTGGTTGGAATTGGTGCCGTTCTTGATCAAGAAGTCCGCTTCAAAGCAAGAGCAACATCTTTACCAGGCGACAACATTTCATCAATCGTTGTTCCATACTTCGGTCGTGAAATTAAAGTAGCAGGTACCAGAACTTTTCCAGACTGGTCTATTACAGTTATTAATGATGAGAACTTTAGAATCCGTAATAATCTAGAACTTTGGATGAGCGGAATCAATTCTCATGTTAATAACCGTAGAGCTGCGGCACTAACAACTGCGGCATCATATACAACAGATGCTTGGGTTTATCAGTATAGCAAGAGCGGTGGTAACCCTCCTGTTGCTGGTGCTCCAACTGGTCTAGCGGTTCCTATTAAAGCCTATAGATTCGTTGGTTTGTTCCCAATCGATGTTGCTCCAATTGATCTTGATTGGGGTATGGGCGATCAGATTGAAGAGTTCGCTGTAACCTGGGCATATCAGTGGTGGGAATCAAACACAACCGATAGTGTTGGTATTGGCCCTATAGTTTAATTTATGACCTAAATAGTTCATATTCCATGGGGGTTCGCTCCCATGGAATCTCGTCTAGACAAAGGATTATATAGTGAGAATTTTTGGATTTCAAATTGGTAATGAAAAACCAGATCAACAACCGGAACAGTTAAAGAATAAAACATTCACACTGCCTCAGAACGAGGACGGTGCTGTTACTGTTGCTGGTGCTGGATATTATGGTACATATGTTGATCTAGATGGTACTTTCCGTAACGAAACTCAGTTAATCACAAAGTATCGTGAACTTGCTATTCAACCAGAAATGGAATCGGCACTAGACGAAATTGTTAATGAAGCAATTGTTATGGAGGATTCTGGACAATCTGTTGAAATCAATACAGATGAACTTAAAGTTCCAGAACCTATTAAGAAAAGAATTGAAGCAGAATTTGAGTATATTCTAAAACTACTCAACTTTGGTAATATGGGCCATGAAATCTTTCGTAGATGGTATATTGATGGACGTCTCTTCTATCATGTCGTAATTGACGAAACACTTCCTCAAAACGGTATAGTAGAGGTGAAATATATTGACCCTCGCCGTATTAGAAAGATCCGCGAAATCCAAAAGATGCGTGATCCTAATACAGGTGTTGAACTAATCAAAAGACAGATTGAATACTATCTCTATAATGAGAAGGGTATGGTCGGTGCTGGTACTAATCTAGGTTCCAAGATTGCCGTTGATTCAATCGTCAATATCAATTCAGGTATCATGGATCCAAAACAGACCATGGTGCTATCATATCTTCATAAGGCAATTAAACCATTTAACAATCTAAGAATGGTTGAAGATGCCACCGTTATCTATCGTCTCTCCAGAGCACCAGAACGCCGTGTATTCTACATTGATGTTGGTAATATGCCAACCATTAAGGCGGAACAATATGTCCGTGATATTATGGTTAAGTATCGTAACAAGTTAGTTTACGATTCCAATACTGGTGAAATCAAGGATGACCGTAAACATCTATCAATGTTGGAAGATTTCTGGTTACCACGCCGTGAAGGTTCCAAAGGTACCGAAATCTCTACACTAGAAGGTGCCAGAAACCTTGGTGAGTTGGAAGATGTTAAATATTTTCAGACCAAACTTTATAAGTCACTTAATGTTCCTGTTGGTCGTCTAGAACCACAGCAAGGTTTTTCTCTTGGTCGTACCACTGAGATTACCAGAGACGAAATTAAGTTTAATAAGTTTATTGAACGCCTTCGTAATAAGTTTGCCACTCTCTTTGATGATATGCTTCGGGTTCAACTTGTCCTTAAAAAGGTTTGTACCGATGAGGAATGGAGAGAGTTCAAAGAAGATATTTGGTATGACTTTAAGAAAGACAACAACTTTGATGAACTTAAAGAGTCCGAACTATTACTTAACAGAGTTTCCATTCTAACTCAGATTGATCCATTTGTTGGTAAGTATTTCAGTCAACTCTGGGTTCGTAAGAATATTCTACAACAAACAGATGATGATATTGAAGAAATCAACATTCAGATGGAACAAGAGGCACAGGTTATGGCTCAGTTCCAACAGCAACAGGCAATTGATCAGCAACAACAAATGGCACAGCAACAACAGGATCAGATGGCATTACAAAGTCAGCAACAGATTCAGCAGGCCGTTGTTCAAGATAAGATTCAGCAATTAACACAAGATCCAAATCAAGACGAAAAAGACATGATCAATAAGGGTCATGAACAGTCCATGTTAGATAAGAAGATTGAATTGGAAAAAGTTAAGAAAAAGGCCGCTGTTAAAGAAGCGGTAGAGTTAGGTCTTACATATGTTGGTAATGGTAAATATGCCAACACCGAAGGTAAAGTAACCCATTTAAATGAAAATGGTATACTAATACCATTGGAAACTAAATAATAGATATATTAAGGATATATTACATTGTCTCTTAAAGATACCGATGTTAAAACACCAGGAAACGCCGCTATTGCTAAAAAGTTTAAATTTTCTTTAGCAAGAGTTCGTCAATTGGTTGCTGATGGTGCTAAACACGAAAAAGAACACAACACCGATCAAGCAAAGGCAGAAGAGGTAGCAAGAGATCATATTAATGAAAGACCAGATTATTATAAAATGTTAAATAAGGCTGTGAAAACTAAAGTTCAAATGAAAGAGGAATCTTCTACAGGTGGTGTTAGAGGTTTAGGATTTGTTACTGGTGACCCTGGTGTTAATTATGTAGATCAGTATATCAACACCAATTCTATGGCATATGTAGACGAAAATGGTAATAAACTTAAAAACATAAAGAAAAAACATATAGATTTACATAATAGTAAACTAGGGTATAATTTTTTTGATCCTACTAATATAAAAGGATTATCAAACAAAACACTAAAAGAGTTTAATATGGCATTAGGTCCTGATGCTGATCTAGCAGGAATATCCGATGCCCCTTCAAAAACATATAGAAAAACTGAAGTTAAAGAAGGTAAAGTTTTAGATAAACTTAAGAAGTCAGCAAAAGTTGGTGCCCTTGTTGGTGCTTTAGGTGCTCATGGTGGTAAGATATATGATGTAGGTAATGTTGTTACACACCATGATGACCCAGGTTTGGCGGCAGCCACAGTGGTTGCTAATCTACATCCAGCAAGTAGAGTTGCTAATGCTATGACTACCGCATTAAAAACATCAAAGGCTAATGCTGGTGAAAACGAGTTTGCTAGACAGAAAAAATACGGTAAAAAAATAGTGGCTAAAGAAGATGTGGTTAATGAGGACCTAAGAAAATGGTTTAGAGAAAAATGGGTTCGCTACGACACTAAAGGTAATATAAAAGGACCTTGTGCGAGAGAAGAAGGTGAAGGTAAACCAAAATGTCGGCCTTTGTCCAGCGCCAGAGCAATGAGTAAGGATGAAAGAGCGAAATCCGCAAGACGAAAAAGAAGGGAAGACCCAGTGGCAGATAGACCAGGAAAAGGTGGTAAACCTATTATGGTTAATACCAACGAAGAAACACTTTTAGAAAAAAATGTTCCTACAAATCCTGAGTTGTGGGCTAGAGCAAAGGCTCAAGCAAAAGCAAAGTTTGATGTTTATCCTTCTGCTTATGCTAATGGTTGGGCTTCCAAATGGTATAAATCAAAAGGTGGTGGATGGAAGTCTGCTGCTAATGAATCAGTTGATGAAGCGTGTTGGGATAATTATAAGCAAGAAGGTATGAAGAAAAAAGGCAATAAGATGGTACCTAATTGTGTACCGGTAGAAGAACAAGGTCAGGTCTATTCAAGATATACCGAAAGACCTATGTATGAAATGATTGATCAAAATGCCCATGATAGAAGAATTAAAAAACTACGCACAGATGTCCTAGAAGATTGGCAGTCAGTTAATCGTAAAGATAAAACAGACGGTCTATCACAGAAGGCGGTTAATGCTTATAAGAGAGAGAATCCAGGTTCTAAACTACAGACTGCCGTTACCGAAAAGAATCCTTCTGGTAAAAGAGCATCACGCCGGAAGTCATTCTGTTCGCGTATGGGTGGAATGAAGAAGAGATTAACATCTGCTAAAACAGCAAGAGATCCAGATTCACGCATCAATAAGGCATTACGCCGTTGGAACTGTGAGGAATCTACTATCAATAAAATCTCCGCAGAACTAGTCGGTAAAGTTTCAAATGCCCGTTGGCGTCGTGGTGAAGTACCATCTAAGACACTAACCCGTGCCATCAATAAAAAGTTTATTGAATCAGGTAAGAAGAAAGAAGAACCAAAGAAAGAAGTAAAAGAGTTTTGGATGCCTTTTATACAACAGCATCATAAACATTCTACCCGTCTAAGTAAAAAATTGGGTAACAAACCAGACTTGATTATGGATAGAGGCGGTGAAAAGGGCCAAACAAAATACGGTCAACAATTCAAAGAGGAAACTAAAATGGATAATAATAACCTTATCAATGAAGCGATTGAGAACATTCTTGAGAATGATCTTGCCGCTATGAAAGAGAACCTTATGGCCTCTTTACAAGAAAAGGCTATGGAGAAACTTGAGGAACGCAAAAAGCAAATTGCTTCTGATTACTTTGCTCAGTAAGGATTAAATAATGAAAACTCTCAAGCAGATTAAAGAAGAATATAATAATAATTTTTTCAATCAGGTGGAAGCACCTGAAGAAATTTCGCTTGAGGAATCTTCAAGATATAAAGAGAGACCTGCTTCTCATTCTATTCCAACACCTTCACAGATGCCTGTTGTATTAGTGTTTAGAAGAATTACATATAGAACATATCCCGATAAGCAAGTTGTGGCACTTTATTATTCCAAGTTAGTTGATAAGTATCTATCAATTCCATTTGGTCCAACTGGTAATCTCAATATGAGTGAAGCAGTTGCCCATGATACCTTAGAAGAAGGTCCTGTATGGGATGCCGTAAAGGGTGGTGTTAAAGGCGCCGTTAGAGGTGCTGGTCAAGGTGCTATGCTTGGAACCGTCGCCCATGCGCCTGGGATGGCTGCTGGTGCTGCTATTGGTGGTGCTGTAGGTGCTTATAAAGGTGCTAAGAAAGCATATAATAAATCAAAAGATACCAATGTTAATGAACACTTTAAAATGAACCTTGAAAACCTTCGCAATGAAGAAAAAGATGATGATCCATACGGTGTAAAAACGGCAATTTCTATGGTACCTTTTGCTTCCGCTTATCAGAAATATAAGGAAGGTGATAAAGCAGGAGCATTGAAAAGTGGTGCTGTTGATGCTGCCTTACTCGGCGCAGGAGCCGGTGCTTTAAAATCATTAAAAGCAGCAACAGCAGGTAAAGGTATTATTGGTGGTGCTAAAGAAGTTGCTAAAAGAGTTGTTAAAGCACCTGTTAAAATTGCCAGTAAAGCATTAGATTTAGGCACAAAAGCAGCGGCCGTTTCAGCACTTACAGGTGGGACAACAGAAAAATCAACCACTGATAGATCATCAGGTGCTTTATTAAGAAATAAACCAGGTGCTAAGACTTATAGTTCTTGGGAGAAAAAATCATCTTCTAATCCTATACAGCAATCTAGACTTGATACAGCGGCTGCTAAAGAAGCACAATCTTCATTAAGTAAACGCCAAGCAAACGAAAACAAAATGTCTGATATTCGTAAAATGGTAAATGAAGGTATTGAAAATAAAGATATTCTAATTAACGGAAGAAGCGTTACACTAAATACCAGTATGGCAAAAAGAATACTTGAAGTTTATGACTCGGTCAATACTAAAAACAAAAAGATTGTTGAAGGTATGTTAAACGAAGACCTAGAGTCCTTCAAGAAACTACTTAACTTTTCAATTAGGAACTAACAATGCCCACAACAATATATAAAACTACATTAGTAGATAACAACCGAAGATCATTGATTAAAATTGTAGGAACAGATGGTGGTGATGCCAATACTGCTCTTATTGATGTTGCTAAATTAGCATTTTCACTTAATGCTAATAGCAAGATTCTCGGAACAGGAACAGATAGAAAGTCATCTTATAAGACCTCAATTAAGCGTATCTGGGGTCAAGGTCAAATTGGTACCAATAAATTTGTTACATTAAAATGGGCAGATGATACGAATAGTCCAATTGTAACTTTTGGAACAGGCCAGTTTGATTACAATTTTGATAGTGAAGGATTAACAGCAGCAATTTCAACACCAGTAAATGCTAATGCTACAGGTAATATTATCTTTACCAGCACAGCAACAACCGGTGATGCTTTTACTTTATTCATTGATCTCAAGAAAGACGGCGGCGACTACGATCAAGGCCAGACAAGAGATCCAGCAGCCTTTAACGCACACGGTATTTAAAAATGAATAATCTCATAGAAAACATCCTAAACGGTGATTATGTATCTGCCAACGAACTCTTTGAA